CGCCCATCGGAAGCTACCCGGGAAGGGTCGGTTATCCCGCCTAATATCCACATCGTTATGAGTAATGGCCTGGTGGTCGAACGCAAAGGAAAGAATAGCGACCTTAAGGTTATCGATCCAAACGGACAGAAGGGTGGCCAGCAACTCTTAAATGAGTTCGTCGAGCAGCTGGCACTGGACTTGCCAAAGTTCATGGGCGCCAACAGTAAGGAAAAAGCTAACACTCTGCTGCAGATCATCGGAGTTGGTGACAAATTATATGAGCTGGAGCAGAAGGAAAAGGAAGTCTATAATCGCCGGCTTACGATTGGCCAGATCGCAGATCAGAAAAAGAAGTTTGCCAACGAACAGATTTATTACCCGGACGCACCTAAGGAGCCGATCAGCGCATCTGACCTGATCAAGCAACAACAGGACATCCTGGCCCGGAATGGGGAGAACCAACGGAAACGCCAGCTTGAAGCGCAGTATAACAGGGAAGTAGCTATGTTACAGATACAGATTGACGAACTGCAAGAAAAATTAAAAGTAGCAACAGAAAATATGATGATTGCTCGCAAGTCAGCCTTAGATCTGCACGACGAAGGTACCGAGGAATTAGAGCGCAACATCAATAACATAGAAGAGATCAACGTTAAAGTCCGCGCCAACCTAGACAAGGATAAGGCCGAAGAGGATGCCCTGGAATACTCCAACCAGTACGCCAACCTAACCGCCGACCTGAACAACATCAGGCAGGCTAAGACTGACCTGCTAACAGGTGCCGACCTGCCACTGCCTGGGCTATCTGTAGTTGATGGGGAACTCACTTACCTGGGCAAGAAATGGGACGGCATGAGCGGATCTGATCAACTCAAGGTGAGCGTGGCCATCGTCCGAAAACTCAATCCTAAATGTGGCTTTGTTCTCCTGGATAAATTAGAGCAGATGGACCTGGACACCCTGACGGAGTTTGGCGACTGGCTGGAGCAGGAGGGGTTACAGGCTATTGCTACCAGGGTGAGCACTGGAGGAGAGTGTAGTCTGATTATTGAGGATGGGTATGTCAAAGGGGATGAAATGCCCAATATGACTGACGGGCTAACAAATAACGCTCCCACATGGAAGGCAGGTGAATTCTAAGATGAAACTCATAAGAGGGCCGATTACCGGAGCGCAAAAAATTTGTCTCTATGGTGTTGAGGGTATAGGTAAAAGTTATTTTGCTAGCAAATTCCCCAACCCAGTTTTTATTGACACTGAGGGCAGTACAAAGCATATGGATGTTGCCCGATTACCTAAACCTTCGAGTTGGACAATGTTAATGGAACAGGTTCAGTATTGCAAAGCAAATCCAACATTTTGCGACACCCTGGTAATTGACACAATAGATTGGGCGGAACGGCTAGGTATTGAATTTGTAACTAGCAGAGCAAATAAAAAAAGCATAACCCACTTTGGTTACGGTGAGGGCTTTATTCAGTTAGAAGAAGAGTTTGGTAAGTTTTTAAACAAGCTCACAGATTTAATAGAAGTCGGAATAAATGTTGTTTTAATCGCACATGCCAAAATTGTTAGATTTGAACAGCCTGACGAAATGGGTGCATATGATAGATGGGAAATGAAATTAGGTAATAAGACAACGATGAAAACTGCTGCATTAGTGAAAGAATGGGCTGATATGGTATTATTCGCTAATTATAAGGTGGCCGTGGTTAATGTCGATAATCAAGGTGCTCAGAAAGGTAAAAATAAGGCGCAGGGGGGCAAGCGGGTTATGTACACGACTCATATGCCCTGGTGGGATGCTAAAAATCGGCATGACCTACTACCAGAGCTTTCACTTGATTATGATGAAATTAGGCACTGTATATCTGTCAGAAGTACGACGGCTGCACCGGCTACGAAAATCGAACCGGCTCTACCTACTGCAGAGCCGCCTAAGCAGGAGGCGAAACCAGACCCCACACCAGCACCTGAACCAAAACTCAACATGCCAAAGGCCCTGGCCGACCTAATGAATGCCAACTATGTTAGCGAATCTGAAATCCAGAGGGCAGTGGCCAGTAAAGGTTATTATCCGGCCGATACACCCATATCTAAATATGATCCTGGATTTATTGACGGCGTATTAGTAGGGGCCTGGGGTCAGGTGTACCAAATAATAAAAGAAATTGAAAACATACCCTATTAATTTATAAGGAGGAATTATTTGCATGAGTAAAAATGATTGGTCAGATATCGGTACAGAAATAAACGTAGAAAGAGAATTAGGCTGGGATGATGTAATAGAAAATGATAGCCCGGATTTTGTAATACTGCCTGATGGTGACTATGACTTCGAGGTTGTCGAATTTGAGCGTGGCCGGCACAATGGTTCCGAAAAACTACCACCATGCAACAAGGCTGTCGTGCATATCAAAATTGAAGGAAAAGAAGGCATATCTGTTATAAAGCATCAGCTTTTCCTGCATACGATAACCGAGGGTATGTTATGTGCCTTTTTTGCGGGTATTGGCCGACGCCAGAAAGGCGAACGGCTAAAAATGGACTTTAACGCAGTAGTAGGATCTAAGGGTCGCTGCAAAGTGGGTACTCGCAAATGGACTAACGATGAGGGTAAGGAAATGACCTTCAATGAGATTAAGAAATTCTATGAGCCTACTGCTCAGCCGAGCTTTAAGCCGGGGACGTTTTAGGTATGGAGTTAAGACCATATCAGAAAGCCGCAAAAACGGCCATACAGGCTGAATGGGCAAAAGGAAACGGCAAAACCTTGCTGGTGCTCCCTACCGGTACCGGTAAGACCATAGTTTTTACAAAGTTGGCAGAGGACTGTGTGCGGGACGGTGAGCGGGTACTAATACTCGCTCACCGGGGCGAGCTGCTGGATCAGGCCGCAGATAAGCTTAGCCAGGCTACCGGGCTAGGGTGCGCAGTAGAAAAGGCCGAGGATACATGCCTGAATAGTTGGTACCGGGTAGTAGTGGGCAGTGTCCAGAGCCTAATGCGGGAAAAGCGCTTGATGCAATTTCCACCAGACTTTTTTGACACGATTATAGTAGATGAAGCCCACCATTGCTTGGCTGATAGTTATCAAAGGGTGCTGGGGTATTTCGGAAACTCAAAGGTACTCGGGGTAACTGCAACTGCTGACAGATCTGATATGCGGAACCTGGGGCAGTACTTCGAGAGCCTGGCGTATGAGTACACCCTGCCAAAAGCAATTAAAGAAGGTTATTTATGCAAAATTAAGGCTCAGACTATCCCGCTAAAACTGGACCTGACCGGAGTGGGCCAGCAGGCGGGGGACTTCAAGACCTCCGACCTGGGTACTGCCCTTGATCCTTACCTGTATCAGATTGCCGAGGAAATGACAAAATACTGTTTTGACCGCAAGACCGTTGTGTTTTTACCGCTTATAAAGACAAGTCAGAAATTTCGGGACATCCTTGAATCTAAGGGTTTTAGAGCAGCAGAAGTCAACGGGGAAAGCCAGGATCGGGCTGAGGTGTTGGCAGACTTCGAGGCCGGCAAGTACGACGTGTTATGTAACTCCATGCTCCTCACTGAGGGTTGGGACTGCCCACCCGTGGACTGTATAGTGGTTCTCAGACCCACTAAAATCAGGAGTCTCTATTGCCAAATGGTTGGTAGGGGTACCCGGCTCCACCCTGACAAGGACCACCTCCTACTGCTGGACTTTCTCTGGCACACTGAACGCCACGAGTTATGTCACCCAGCCCATCTGATATGCGAATCACCAGAAGTGGCAGAAATAATGACTAAGAATATGGAAGATGGTCAGCTAGTAGATATCCAGGAGGCAGAGGTACTGGCCAAAGAAGATGCAGTGGCAGCCAGAGAAGAAGCCCTAGCGAAACAACTCCAGGAGATGAAGAACCGGAAACGCAAGCTGGTTGACCCGCTGCAGTTTGAAATGAGCATCCAGGCTGAGGACTTGGCCGGGTACGTGCCATCGTTCGGCTGGGAAATGGGGCCACCCAGCGACAAACAGGTCAAGACCCTG